CTTTAGTGTGTGATTGTAGTTGTAATTAAAAACGTAAGTAATTGATTTAACTGCACATTTAGTATTATAATGTGCTTAAACGGAGATTCCTATGACCTTTAGAGAACTTATTAACGAAGTCCTAATCAGGTTGAGAGAAGACACCATTGTTACCGACTGGACCGATGCGGAGAATATCAATGATAGTTCAACAGTAACTGACTATCAGAAGGTTATTGGCTCACTGATTAACGACTCAAAACGTAATGTTGAGAGCTACCACGACTGGTTAGCTTTGAGAGCTACTGTCGATTTAACAACAGTAGCTGGTACAAAAAACTACAACCTGTCCTCAGGACAAGAGTTTAAAGTTGTTGATGTTATTAATCAATCAACAGGCGGTAATCTTGTTCAAGTCAGTAGACAGTACATGAACTCAGTAAAATATCCTACAGAGGCTACTGGTGAGCCTTCATTCTACGGGTTTAATGGTATCGACAACTCTAACAACTTAAAAGTTGATATGACACCTATTCCTGATTCTGCTCAAACTATATCTTTTGATGTTGTTAAATACCAAGATGAATTAAAAACAGCTGCGACAGTTATGAAAATACCTAGCAAACCTGTTATCTTGGGCGCTTGGGCTAGAGCTGTATCTGAACGTGGTGAAGATGGTGGTACGCACACTGGAGTTATCGCAGAAGAATTTAAAGAATCACTTAACCAAGCTATTATATTAGACAGTGGTAATACTCAATATGAAACTGACTGGTATGTCAACTAATGGCTTCTGCTCTTAAATATCTTCCTTTAGACAATCTTGGCATTAATGGGCTTAATACTCAAGACAAGCCCACATCTATCAATACTGGTTGGCTGACTAAAGCTAACAATGTAATATTAGAAGAGGCAGGAACTATTGGACCAAGAAAAGGTCTGAAGCAATTAGTTAAACCTACTACTGCTAAAGTAGGAGCTATAGGTGAGCTAGGAACTGCTATCTTTGCTTCTGTTGGTGCAACTATTATTAAAGTAGACTTCAGCGATGCAGATGCCTTAGTAAGCCCTGACTCAGCAGACGTTAAGACAATCACAGGTGCTTCTTCAGATTGGCAGTTCATAGAGTTCAACACTAAGTTATATGCTTTACAGTATGGCGAAGACCCGATGGCTTACGATGATTCTCTTGCCACCCCTGCTTGGGTAACACAAGATAACTCTAAGAGACCTGCCTCAGTATCCTCAGGTAATTTCCAACCTAGTTGTGGAATGGGATATTACGGAAGACTATGGGTAGGAGGTCTATCTGGTCAGAAGGATGTTCTTTATTATTCAGATACTTTAATAGGTGATGAGTGGAGACCTGAAGGCGCTGATGGTATATTAGACACTGGTGATGATACTGCTGCTGGTTATTTAGACCTTAAAAAAGTATGGGGTACGGATGAGATTATAGCTATCGCCCCTTTCTATGGTAAGTTAGTTATCTTCGGTACAAACAATATCGCTATCTATCGCAACCCTACTGACCCTAACGGTACAGACTTTGGATTAGACGAAGTTATCAGAGGTGTTGGTTGTGTTTCCAGAGATTCAGTAGTCGCTGTAGCTGATGACTTAATCTTCTTATCTTCTACTGGAGTTAAATCTTTATTGAGAACTTCCGAGAAAGACAAGATGCCATTAACTGAACTGTCTGCTGTAATTCAAAATACTATAATCAGAGATATTAGAGCAAGTTCAAATGTTAAAGCGGTGTACATGGCAGACGAAGGCTTCTTTTTAATGTCTTTTGTCGACCTGAACAATACTTACGTATTTGACTTAAAACAGATTACAGAAAAAAGAACACCTAGAGTAACTACTTGGTCGTTTGATTCAGATAGAGAGCCTTCTTGCTTGGCTTATACCAAGACTAGAGGTTTCTTAGCAGGACAACAAACAGGAAGCATAGCTAGTTACGAAGGGTATAGTGACAAAGTAATGACAGCTTCTAACGCCCACACGCCTAATAAGTATGAGATAAACTATACTAGCTCGTGGATAGAGGTGTCTGAAGGTGTAGCTACTACTCTGCTAAAGAATTTAAAACTAGTCTTCAACAATGGTTTAGACTCCACTGTGAGTATCAACTTATTCAAAGACTTTGGTGTTACTGCTTATAAATCTTATAGTTTAGATTTAAAGCCCACCTCTTCAGGTACTCCTTCTTACTTTGGGGTAGCTGAGTTTGCTTGTAATTCTACGTGTGAAACATTAAACGCAGCAGCAGACCCTGTAATTGTAACACCGCCTACTGATGAGTACGCTCCCGTGTATGGCTTAAAAGAATATAGCGTACCTTTATCTGGCTCAGTCAAGCATTTGACACTAGGTTTCGGTACATTCATTAATGGTAACGGTGTCTCACTGCAAGACTCGACACTCCTGTTTAAGCAGGGAAAAATAAGATAGGAGAATTATATGTCAAATTATTCAATACAAGCTTCACCAGGGTGGGATGCCAGAGACGGATTAACTACAGGAGAGAGTGGTAAAACAATCTCGGCTACTGAATTTCATACTGAATTTACAGAGATTGCTACTGTTATAGCAACAAAAGCTAACATAGCTAGTCCTGAACTAACAGGAACACCTAAGGCAACTACAGCAAGCTCAGGTACTAATACTGACCAGATAGCTACTACTCAATATGTACAAACTGAAATAACAGGACACGCTACAAAGATAGACATAATGAAAGCTGTATATCCTCTTGGCTCTATTTTCACTACAGTAAGTGATGCAACTGATTTAGCTACTACAGCTGCTGAGGTTGCTACCTTAATGGGATTCGGTACTTGGGTATCCTTCGGTGCAGGTAAAGTATTAATTGGTATAGATACTAGTGGAACTCCTGATACAGACTTTGATACTGTAGAAGAGACTGGTGGTGCTAAGACTCATGTCTTAACTAAAGCCGAACTACCAGAACACGAACATGATATTAACCTGAGAATTGGACCTAGTTCTACTTTAGTAGATGCTTCTCTAGCAGTAAACCACACAGGTAATAATAATAATCAAGTTGACCACGAAACCAGTGGCAGTACAATCTCATCATTAACTAGTCCTGCTTTAGATTCAGAGTCTGAGAACGTACTAGCAGGTGATGCACATAATAACTTACAACCATATATCGTAGTGTATATGTGGAAACGGACAGCATAGGAGAAAGACATGGGAATGTTTAGCACAATAGGAAATATGATAATGCCAGGCATAGGTGGATTGGTTGGAGGCTTTGTTGATGGCAAGATGGCTGATAAAGGCAATAAAGGTATGCAGGGAGATGTAAATCAACTAGCTCAACAAAACTACCAAAACGCCTTACCTTGGAATGTATCAGGTACTTTCGGTGATATTACGTATGACCGAGACGGCAAAGCTGTTTCTTCTTCCCTGTCTGCTCCTTGGCAAGGTCAAATGGATGCCTTACTAGGACAATCAACTGCCTTACAATCACAAATAGACGCTTCTACAGACCCTATTGCTTATGGTCAACAACTAGCTCAACAACAGAAAGATGCAGTTGCTGGCGATAGAAGAAGAGCTATGCTATCAAGAGAGGCTAGAAGTATAGGACAAGGCACAGGAAACGCCATGACCAACATTTATAAAAACATGGGCGTAGGTGCTAAGATTGCTCAACAAGATGCTGGTTATGACCGAGCAGGATTTGCAAATGCTCTCAAGATGGGTGACTCATTAAGAGACTGGCAAGCGCAAGCATTAAAAGGTGCTACTAATATTGGTAAGTTACCTGATTCTTACAGACCTCTAGCTGAGTCGGGTGCTGTGAGTACAGACCCTTATGCTGATAATAGAGTTAAAGCAGCTGGTAATGTATATCAAGGTAGACAAAAAATGTATGACGAGTTCGGTAACGAGATAAAAGGAATGTTTGATGGTGGCTGGGATAATTATGACACTAGCGAAGGAACTATGGCAGGTGATTATTTTGAAGCTGGGTTCGGTGTAGATGACATGAATTTCATAAATTCTGGCTTTAACTAGGAGTTATATATGGCAACAAGTATGTTTACAAACCCTTATGATGCAGCTATAGCGCAAAGAGATGCTAGTCAAAAAAGAGCAACTCAAGCAGGTGCTGTACCTTGGTATCGACAAGGAGCTGTATCAGGCTCTTTAATCGGTCAAGACTTAGGTAGAAACTTAGGTGGTATGCTTGGTATGCAGACTCCTGAACAAGCTAAACAAAACAAGATTGAAGAGATTATGGGTCAGTACGGTGAAGGCGCTAAATCTTACGAACAGTTATTAGAAATAGCAGATTCATTTAGAGATGCCAATATGTTAGACCTGTGGAAAGAAACTATGGATATGGCAGATAACTTGACTTCTGATGATACTACAAGGGGTAAAGATATACAAAAACACGCTGATATTATCGGTTGTGATTGGAATGACCTTACTCCTGATGACAATGGTTTAACTTGTAAACAAAAAGCCTTAGCCTCCTACAAAGAAACTGTTAGAGCTGGAGCTGCTGAAAGAGGTGAAGTTAAGTTTGCAGAAGAAGCTATGAAAGATTTGGTAGAAAAGAACAGTGCATTAATTACAAACGCTGCGAGTGCTGTTGCCACTATTGATAAGACTAACCGTGTTTTAGACTTGTTGGAGAAAGGTGAGCTACATACTGGAATGTTTGCTGAATTTAAGACTAACATTTCAAGAGTTCTTGCTATGGCTGGCAGTGATGTATCTAGTGGTTATGCTTCAAGAACGCAGTTACTAGAGGCTTTACTTGGTAGTGATGTATTCCCTATGATTAAACAATTAGGTATTGGTGCTAGAGGTTTGGATACTCCTGCCGAGCGTGAGTTCTTACTTAAAGTTATGACTGGTGAAAAGTCTATGGATGCTACTGCCATTAAAGAGCTTACTTTAATCAGACAAAGAATCAGTGAAAAGATTGTTGAAAAATATAATGCTAAAGTTAAGAAAGGTGGTTTTGATAAATATACAGAATATACAGGTGAAGAAGTTCCCTTTATTAATCTTGAAGGATTTAAAAAAACTAAAGTTCCTAAGAGTGCAATTGAAGTATGGAAAGATGGAAAACTATATATGTTCGACAAAGAGACTGGAAAGATGTATCTAAATGGTCGTGAAGTAAACGTATCTCAATAGGAGTTAATATGGCATTTGAATTACCAGAAGGATTTTCAACTACACCACCTGAACAAACTGGTGGATACAACTTGCCCCCTGGTTTTACTGTAGCGAAAACTCCACCACCTGCTGATAGCGACCCTACATTCCTTGACGGAGTTGGTGAAGCCTGGGATAAAAGATGGGAAAAAATTCTTGAGACTAGAGAAGATACCACGAATATCTTTAATGAAATTCGTGGCATCCATAAACCTGGAGAAATTAGTGTACTTACTGGATTAACGCAAACTGCTGGTCAATATGCTGGTTTTGCTGCTGATGTAATTGGCGAAGGCTTGGTTCATACGTTCCAGACTATTGGTGATGGCTTAGAGTATGCTTTTCCTGAAGCGTATGAAGGTGCTGCGGATAGTATTAAAGAGGCTACTGTCTGGGTGACGGAGTCACAAGCTGGTCAAGCTGCTGCTGAAGCTGCTGGTAAAGGATTCGCATCCTATTCAAAGTGGAAAAAAGAAAATCCACAAGACGCTAAGACTTTTGAATCAGTAGTTAATATAGCAATATTGTTCACTCCCTATAAGGCTAAAGTAAATAACAACCCAGTTCCTTCATTTGGTCGTAAACAACACATGGGTACTAACCTCCAAGCTAAAGCGAAAGCTCAAGCAGGAAAAACAAGAGAGCATAAAATTCAAGATATGCTTTTCCCTGAGAGACTAGATGCTGACATGGTTATGAGAACTAAACAGACAGGAATCAATAAGCGTACATACGTTATGCCAACTTCTGCTGAACAGGAAATGATTAAGAATGTCGCTAAAATTAAAGGGGTTAAGTATTCTCGTGGAGACCAGTACAACCTAAATATTATTAGAGATGAAAATATTAAGATAGCAAAATCTTTACAAGAAAGTCTAAAGAATAGCAAAATAAGCGTACCAAATGGATTTGTCTTCAAACAGATTGATGATGACATTGCTGGTTTATTAAAAAATAATATTTCTATTACAAAAGATAAAGATATTATGAACTTTCTTGAGGGTTATGTTGCAACTGCAAAAAGACTTATTGCTGAACATCCTCCCACACCTGCTGGATTGCTGGACGCAAGAAAAGCATTTGACAAGCAGTTACTCAGAGAAGGCAAAGATTTAGCGTTTAATGCTGGAAGAGAGTCTGCTCAAAAAACAGCCATTAACACTTTGCGTAGAACTATTAATAAATCAATTCATGATGCTGTTCCTGATAAGGCAGTGAAAGAGTCATTAGCTAAACAATCTAGCTTATGGCGTGCAACCGATATGATGAAACCTAAAGCTATGGAGAGCGCTAAACACTCTATAGGTAGAGCGTGGCAGAATGTAAGTAGGGTTTTAGACTTAAAGATGGGAGCTAATAGGGCGTTTGCTGTACTAGGAGGTATATCTGCTGTAGGAGCTTCTTACGCTATACTTCCAGCGTTTGCTGGTGGGTTGAGTGTTGTTGGTGCTGGCGTATTGGTTGCTCGTGGAATAAACTCTCCAGCCACTAAAATGGCATTAGGAAAGATACTTACTTTAACTGATAAAGCAATTAAACAAACTAAAAATGGCGACATGATTAAACAATTAAAAGCAGATAGGATTCTTATTCAAGACCTATTCGAGATGCCTGTAGAAAAACAAACAAATACGGAGAAATAACAATGGACAGAAATTTACAAGGTAACAGAGACAAAGAAGGCAACTTAATGACAGACGAGCAGTACGCTAGAGCAGTACCAGCTGACACTATGCTTGATAATATTATTAAAGAGCGTGGTGGTGAAGTTAAAGAACCTGCAGAAAAGGTTGAGCTAACTGAAGCAGATATGATTAAAGCTCTCTATGTGGCTAAAGCAGAAGATGTACAAGGTATATTAGATGCACATAATATGTCAGCTGAAGAAGCTTTCGATATGTACGCTATCGGTGAAGAGATGAAAGAGTCAAACCCAGAAGCTCATGCTGAGTTAGCAGAGATTATGAAACATGAAAAAGCAATGGGTACAGCTGAAGAGAGCAACCCTAAGACAGTTCCTCAAGGAATGTTAAAAACAATTAAACCCTAGGTTTTCTTAGTTGTTCTTGCATATCAATGCTAAATTCTGCATTGAGTGCCATATATTTAATCATCGAAGAGCGAGACAATCCGTAGCGTTTCGCTTTTGAATCAATAAACTTTAAATCTTCAGACTCAACTTTAATGTTGATTTGATGTATTGTGTTTTTCATAATTTATTGTGTGTGTTGTAAGGGTCGGTTCGCCAAGCCCAAGTACCGACAAACTTGGTATTTCCCACATAGGGTGTGGTTGCTACTGTGTCCATTATACACCATTGTACCACTGGTCTAATAAATAAGAGATTCAATAATTAAATGTGGTATTATGATAATCGTGTGGGTGGCGATTACTCTCCTCTAAGATAGTCAAAAAAGAAGTTTTTTCATGGGCTACTCACACACCCCTAATTATCCAACAATAAAGCCATCCATCTTACCTAGACCTTGTATTTTATATTGTTGTTGTAGTTCTTTCTCTTTACGCTTTAAACATCTTTCTAAATAATGTTTATAAGCATCATCATAATTTCTGCCTACTCTGGCAACTCTATCCGCATAATCTTCGGCTAACTTCTTACATAATTCCTTCTTTGTCATTTGAATCCTCAAGTTTAGTAATCTGAACCTCAGTACGTGCTGTATTTGACCAGAACATTCTTGCTTTAA